TACCGCAACTCGCCGCGCTTCCGCTGGCTCTTCAGCGATTCGATGGTGAAGACGGTGCGCAAGCTCAAGAACAGTGGATCTGTCACGACCTCCGGCGGCTACGCCACCGATTACATCTGGACTCCCGGAACGGCCAATGCGAACAGCATGGTCGGCGGCATCCCTGCGACCGTTCTCGGCGTGCCGTACTCGGTCTCGCAGTATGTGCCGACCACGACCGGCGACAACACCGTCTACGCCGTGGTCGGCGACTTCAACTACTTCGAGATCTTCGACCGCACGGGCATCACCTCCGTGGTCGACCCGTACTCGCTGTCGAACAACCACCAGACGGCGCTCATCTTCTACACGCGCACGGACAGCCACATCATGCTGGCCGAGGCGTTCGCCTACATCCGCGGCTGATCCATCTCCCTTCTCCGGTCCCTTGGCGGGGAAACCCGCCGAGGGGCTTTCATGAGCATTCCGCTCTCCACGATCAAGGCTGCGCTCAAGATCGAGTACAGCGACGACGACACGGACCTGATAAGGCTCCGTGACGCCGCCACCTCGCTCGTCGCCAGGGAGACGGGCCTCGTGCTCGCACCCGAGGACAAGCCCATGTACCTCGCGTACTGGCGCCCGACGGCGATACCGTTCGTGCCGTTCGTCTCGGTGAAGACGGTGAAGTACTTCACGGGCGGCGTCGAGACGACGATGCCGTCGACCGACTACTGGCTCGACCGCACCGACGGTCCATTGCCCGTGCTTCGGTTCCTCGAGGAGCCGTCGATCGACGAGGGGACGCAGATCACCGCGACCATCGAGTCAGGATACCTGCAGCTTCCGAATGAGATCGTGCACGCGGTGATCTCGCTGACGGGCGCCTGGTACAGCAACCCCGAGGCGTTCCAGCCGATCGGGCTGTCGACTGTCCCGATGTCCCTGCAGTTCATCCTCGAAAGCCTGAGGGTGCGGGAGATGATCCGATGATCTCGGGCGGGCTGCTCAGGTGGCGCGCGCTCCGGCTGCAGGCGTCGACCGCGCAGGACGTGCTCGGACTGCGCACCGACGCATGGACGGCGGCGGGCTACTTCCGATGCGACGTCAGGAACCAAAGCAGCTCCGAGCAGGCGTACGCCGACGGCGTGACCGTCCGCCGGCAGTTCGAGATACGCGCCAGGTGGCCTCAGGTCGCGGCCATCGGGCTCACCGAGCTCGACCGCGTCTCGGTCGACGGACGCACGCTCAAGGTCCAGTCGATCATCAATCTCGACGGCGCAGACCGCGTCGCCGTCATTCAATGCGAGCAGGTGACCTGATGGCGACGATCGAGCAAGCGATCCGCACAATGCTCACCAAAGGCACGGTCCTCTCGGCTGCCGGCGTACCCGATGCACGCGTGACGCACGGCTACCGCCTGCAGGATTCCGACCTGCCGGCCGTGACCTACAGCGTGTCCTCGAAGGAGCCGGCCGCGCTGACGGGCGCCAACTCAGGCACCCTCACGATCAACTGCATCGCGACGACGAGCGCATCCGCGCTCGGCATCGCCGATGCAGTTCGGAGCCTGATCGTCCCGGACAGCTACGACGCCGTCGTGGTCGCGGCCGCATTCATCGTCTCCGAGCAGCTTGAGCCCGAGGTGGTCGGGCTCGGCGACGAACAGGAACCCGCCATCGCGACGACCACCGCATCCATCTTCTGGAGCACTTGAATCATGGCCATCTATTCCTGCACAGGCTGCTCGTTCACGGTCGGAGGCACGACCGTCCCCGGCGTCGTCGACGGCAGCGTGACCCTCACCCATGAGGCGATCGACGCGACCGAGATCACCGACGCGCGCCGCGTCTTCATCGGCGGCGTCCGCGCGGGATCGTTCTCGGGGACGATCTTCTACGACCAGGGGAACACGGCCATCGCCGCGCTCGAGACCGCAGCCGCGAACGGGACGACCGTGGCGTTCGTCTTCACGCTCCACAGCGGCGCGACCTACACGGTGTCCGCGTTCATCACGAACTTCGCGCCGAGCTTCGCGGTGAACGACGTCATGCGCGCGTCGATCTCCGCGCAGTTCACCGGCGCGATCACGATCGCATGAAAGACCTCCGCGCCATCCTCGCGCTCGAGCCGGCTCCGTTCGAATGGAACGGCCACGCGCTGCTCCTCAAGCGCCCGAACCTGGTCGACCTCGTCGAGGCGATCGAGGCGAACGCGCTGCCGCCGGCGCAGTCGCGCGCCTGGGCGATCGCGCGGCACCTGCTCGGACCCGACGGCGCGCCGCTGTTCGCGACGCCCGCCGACGCCGCCAACTGCCCGAGCGGCCTCGCCGCGAAGGCGTTCCCCGCGATCGAGGCGCTCTACAGCGAAGGGGTGGACTAGGCAAGGACGCACGCGGGCTGCTCGCGCGCGTCCTCAAGGCACGGAATGCAGCGCCGTGGGACCGATCGGTCCTCGAGCTCATAGTCGAGCTCGACGTGCCCGACTGGAAGGGAATCAGGAGGCAGCTTGATCGAATTGAAGCTCACCCTCGACCCGACCGTGCAGCGCAAGTTCCAGAAGGCGCTCGACCAGCTGCCGCTCGAGGTGCAGGACCGCGCGGTCAAGCGCGCGATGCGCCCGTTCCTGAATGAAGAGATGAAGCTGATCCGTGCGCGGAACGGGAACAGGCTGCCGGGCCGAGACCTGAAGGCGAAGATCAAGACCTTCCGCTCAGGCGTCACCTGGGCGGCGATCGGCTACAAGACGCCGATCCGCTCGAGCAAGCGCGACAAGGGCACGACCCGCGGGCGCGCGCAGCGCGCCGTGTACGACATGGAGGGCACGGGATGGCGATCGCACTTCGCCGAGCTCGGGTTCCACACATGGAGCAAGAGCCTCTCGCGCCCGCGGGACCGCCACTTCCTGGGGTGGAAGCGCGGACTGACGCACAGGGGACGCGGCAACTGGGTGCGCGGAACCTACGCGTCGATCCTCGCGCACCGGGCGATGGCGCCGCAGTTCCGCCAGAGGCTGCTCGAGGGCTTGAACCGCGTGCTACTCGCCCGCAGGGCTGAGAACCCAACGATCCGAACCGTGGAGGAGATCCTGTGAAGCTTCCGACCCTCAACGTCGACATCGCCGTCAATACCAAGACCATGAAGAAAGGTATTGCCGAGGCCAACAAGGAACTCGAGAAGGTGGGAAAGAAGGGGCTCTCGTTCGCCGGCGGAACCTTCGGAAAGATCGGGTCTCTCGCGGAGCTTGGCGGCGGCTTCGGCATGGGCGCGATCGGGGCGGGCGGCATCGCCCTGGCGTTCATGGCGCCGTTCAAGGCGGCATCCATCTACCTAAACGCGGTGGCTGACGCAGCCAGGAACGGAGAGCAGGCGCTGAGGAGCTTCGCCGAGGGCAAGGGGCTTACGGGCGGACTCGACCTGGCGAGCGCGTCCAAGCTTGCCGCGGCATCGAGGGAATCGGAGATGGCCGCGAACATGGGCAAGGGGCTGATCGACACCTTCATCGCCGCGGGAATGAACGAGCAGGGGCAGATGGGGGGCCTCGCCGGGCTGATCGGAGACTGGGCGGCCGCCACCGCGGAAGGCACAAAATGGATCACGGCGCTGCTCGGCGCGTTCGCCGGCGGGCGGACTGACTACGCATACGAGACCGCCGACATGGCGATCTCGAGGAGCGCGGCGGGCGCCCAGGCGTACATGACCACCGAGCAGATCAACGCCATCGCGAACCAGGCCGAGCGCCTGCGCAAGTCGCAGCGGGAGCAGAACACATGAAGACGAGCGCGCTCTTCAAGTCGAGCCTCAAGTCCTACTCGGCGCAGACCGGCGAGATCTGGGACGTGCACTCGGTCACCGAGACCTACCTTGTCCAGAGGGTCGACGGAAACTTCATGCGTCCGAACGACGTCTCGACCATTCCATTCGAGACGGGAGCGGGCGCGCCCGTGATCCCGAAGATCGGCGACCTGTACCAGTATCCGACCGGAGGGCTCGGGACATCTCAGCTCGAGTTCATGCGCTGCCGTTCCCACAGCTGGGCGCAGCCTGAGGGCTTGGGGATGCAGGTGCAGGTCCGCTACGAGACCCGCTACTTCTACGCCACGAACGCGAAGGGCATGACGGCCGTTGCGCCCGGATCAAACACGGGCTTGGGCGGCGAGAACTGGAACTCGGCGACTGTCCTCGATGCGCAGAAGTTCCTCCCCTGCGAGCTGCTTCCCGTGTTCCAGTCGCGGAACGTGAAGCTCTATCGCGACAATCCGTCGATGACGGGTCCGTCCCCTGGCCTCGACATCTCGACCGCCGACATCGGGGGATCGGAGAAGCTGATCGACCAGGACGTAAGGCAGGTCGGCATGAAGCTGAGGCTCGTCTTCGACTGCTACGCCACGCCGATCCTGGCCTCGAGCGCCGTCACGGGAATGCTGGACAAGGTCACCTCGCTTCTCGGCACGAAGAACCAGTACACGTTCCTCGGGTACGGAGCGGGCAACCTTGTCGCGACGGGGGCGTCGATCAACCACCTCGAGGGAGAGTTCTACGAGCTCGTCCTCGAGACCCTGTACGACGAGTACTTCCACCATTCGCAGTTCGCGGTCAACGCCTCCGACGGTCGCCCCGACATGACGACAAGCGGAGGCGTCGGCAAGTACAAGACCGTCTACTGGGCCCGGCCCGTGCGCACGCAGGCCGACTTCAACTCGATCTGGCCGGCGAACGACATCGGCAAGAACCAGAAGTACCAGGCCTATACGGGCAGGTGGTGGTGATGTCGGGTGGCGTCAACAGGAACGCGATCGAGGCACGCAGGGTCCGCGACCTGGCGCGGGCGCTCGCGCAGCCGGCTCAGGTCGAGCCGATCACGTCGCAGCTCATGAAGGTGACCGACCGCAGCACGATCGACGGCACCAACTTCCGCTACCTGTATTCCGTGCGGCGCGCGCAGGTCGGTCCATCCTCGAGCTACACGCCGGCAGAGACGTCTTTCACGCTCACGGAGTACGCCTTGAGCGTCTCCGAGCTCTCGAACGCCGGGAGCACCGTGTCGTATGGAATCGTCAAAAGCACCATTCCCGCAGGTTTCGCGCCAAAGCCGATACCGACGGGGACC